GGAAAGTTGTATTGAAGTATTTGTGGTGCTATTGCATAGGCCCCGCACCACATCTTGCGCTGTTCTGCTCATTCTGGGCAATCAATCGGAAAACAGGTGTTCTCGAACCACGGTCTCCGGATGAAAGCTGGGGGATCGGGCCAGCCCTCGATCTCCTCAACGAAAGAGCGTTGCCGCTGGGTACTCCAGCCGTAACGACGCTGGATAAACATCTCCACAGCCTCGGTCATCTGGGGGGTGACAATCACTTTCCCCTTCGATATATTGGCATTGACATAGCCAAAGTGTTTTCGAGCGAATCGGGGATCCAACTCGAGACCTCGGTCGTGGTTCTTCCCGCCATCTTTGCGGGAACCACAGCGGATATAGCGGTCACACAGCGCCTTGAGAATTGGAACGTGCAAGACTCGATCAACCATACCCTTACCCAGGGCACAATTGTAAGCGAGTACGTCCCGTTGCTCAGTGACCGCCCAACCCCATCTTGTAAAGAGGCGTCCAATCATAGGTGCAAACAAGTGCTTACCCCCACCAATGGGGTAAGGCAACATATTAAGGAAGACAGCCTGCTCAGGGTCGTCACACACCTTGAGTTTGGGCATCATCCCCAACTGCCTCATAGTGGTTTCGACACCGCGCCAATCAACCTTCGCTTGCACACAACCCAAATTGTCGTCTCCCATGACCAGCATCCGGACATGAGCCAAAGTAGCCCTGAGAGTCTTGTTGCCATTCAAATCAACGATGTCACTGTTGCGAGAAATCGCAAAGAGGTGGGTTAATGCGTTGACTATTGAATTAAGCAGGCAAGTCGGAGGTACACCGGATTTCATGTTTCCCGGCGTTGTGAACAAACAACCGGACTTGCCTTGACCGTCAAGGGGTTCAGTCTGGGCAATGAACAACTCCCGCCAGAGAGGGTCGTCCTCAAACCCTATATGATCGAGAAGCCGCAAAACCCAAACATGATATGGAGTTACAACCGTGCTGTCATAGTTAGACATGTCATTCTCAAAGAACTCACCTCCCTCAGCATACATCCGGTCAAAAACCGCGGACAGATGGTCAACGGTGGATCCAGCCGCAAAACAAATGGGCAGGTCATCGTCGCCGCGCCAAAGCCAATGTAAAAGGCTCTGGAGGACCGTAACGGGTGGTCCAACAAAAGGGGTGGTTTTTGGCCGCTGTGCGCTAATCGCCCGGGGCGCATGGGGGATCCCACATTTTGCAAGTTTCTCCCTCTTGGGGAAAAGATCAACCTTGGCCCACCTCTTCGCCTCACTGCGCGATAGAGGGCCACATGTCCGAAACTTAGTGAAAGCCTCTGCATGCTCCTTGCGGCGGTTGCCAGGGAAGTGAGAATTCCAACTCTCAAACGTCATCGCCTCTCCAGTTGTAGGGTCAACGAACTGGCGGTAAGAACTCAGTTTCGGCAATTTCCCGAAAAGTGGGTGTCCATCAAGGTGGTCCAGTTCGAGAAACCGTTCCATTTCCTCGAAGATAGGTTGTAATTCGGGGACATCGCAACACTGTCTCTCAATGATAGCCGCCATTTCGGAGTTGATATCTGCCTTATCTTCAACACAGGGTTTCGAGGGGAACATATATCCATAACCCCACAAACCGCGGCTTGATGGTGGCCGTTTTGACTCGCGTTTTGGTAGGCCATTACGAGCATAAGTACCTGGTGCCATACCCAATCGCGATCCGCCTTCACAATTGTGTTCAGGGTGGTCCTTGTTGCAAAAGAAGCAGTACCCGTCCTCATCGAATCTAAAAGGCCCGCCACACTTTGGGCAAGGCCCTTTATTGATATACTTTGAGACGTAGGGTCCCTCCTGGTCAGGCCTGAAGGGCATTTCAACAGCCTTGTAAACAACAACCGGGACCTGGACCACACCCTCCAGCATGAAAGCGGGAGAGTTCTGATTGACCACCATTATCGCCAACCTCGCTGATTGTTGCAACTCAGTCAGCTGACGACCACATTCACCCCATAGGGCGGCCACTTGCTGGGCCCAAGGGGTTGTGTCGCAGCCAACTCAATTTCGGACGACTGGCTCTGCTAAGCGCAAAGCCCGGGTCACCGCCATCTCTGCCAACTGCAACTGTCGGCACTCGTCCTCATCCGGCATCCTCTTGTTGATGCACGCCAAGCGGGCGCACATCGAATCAACATGGGCTCGCTGCAAGACCTCGAAGACTGCATTTTGCACAGAAACAATCTGCGACCCGTCCAGTGATATGTTTTCCTTCTTCAATTCCTGGAGGACTCGGGCATTGCACGTCTCACGAATCGTTGGATCATACCTGACAGTGGTGGTGATCGCTGCCACAGCACACAAAACACGTTGGGGTATGGGGACCTGCGGTTGGGCACAAACCGGCAAGCAAGAAAAATCCTGACACAAGTCTGGGTTCCAAGCCCGCGGTACAGCGCGCTCCAACTGCCACTCACAATTAAGGTAGTTCACGCCACCAACGTATTGGTTGATATTGGAGGACCACACATCCATAATCGATCGCAAAGTATTTT